TCTTGATTCATAATAAATATATGTTTATTTATATTTATATTTCTTTTTTAGATTTATCTTTATTTTTGTTTTTTTGTTTTTTTTGTTTTTTTTGTTTTTTTTGTTTTTTTTGTTTTTTTTGTTTTTATTTCTTGGATTTTCCTTTCTTTTTTTTAGTGGATTTTTCTTTTGTTGGATCTGCTTTATCATTGTCAAATATTTCTACTAATTGTTCTTCCGTGAAAACAGGCTCTGGATTATTTATGATTTCGTTTTTTTCCATTTTTTCTTTTTTTCCTATATTTGCCTTCATGCGTTCTTTCATTTGTGCCATATTCATATTACGTTTTAATTGTGCTTCCATCGCACCCTTATTTAATTTTCCACCCATACCACCTAACCCCATTTTACTTAACATCGATTGAATATCATCCATTCCACCCATACCAGGAGTATTTTTCATACGATTAAAAATATCCGTTGCTTCCGCCATTAATTCACTTTCTTTGATTTCCCCTGATTTCATTTTACTGTCTAGTTTATCTCCCACATTTTTGACTAGTCCCATTAATTTTGTCGGATTTTTCAGTAGTTTTTGAAATACATCTTTAATATCTCCTGTATTATCCATATCTAAATTAAAACTATCGGCTGTTTCTTCTGCGATTTCTTTGGCTAATTGACCTAATTTACCGTTCATCATTCCAGAAATATGATCGTGTAATTGGTCAGCATTTGGAAATTTGGTGGAAGAAGACCCAGACTTTTCATCCTTTTGATCATCCTTCGAAGTTTCATCCTCTTCCTCTTCTTTTTCAGAAGACCCTTTTTCAAAAAGACCTTGAATTTGTTGCAACGTTTCTTCTAATTTACTCTTAAAATCATCATTATTAATGGCTTCAAATAATTTACTCGTATCTCCACCAAAAGACTCCTTGTTTTCTAAATTACCAATCACTGAAAAAAGAATTAATTGTAAATATTTCCAAATGGTATCTCTTGTTTTTTGACTAATATCTAGTGTCCATAACGTCTTAAAATGAATATGTGGTAAAAATTCCGTATCCGCTTCGCTATCTTCTTGGAAGATTTCTTCATTTTGATAAAGAAGATCAAAAAATCGCGGAGGAAATTTTTTCGTACAAAAACGATGTAATAATTGTATACTTTTACCTTGTGCTTCTAAATATTTCGTTTCTCTTTCTTCTAGACTTTCGATATATTCAAAATCTTTAGTTGATTTCCACCATTTTGATATTAATGGACAAAATTCTGGAAAAGAATTTTGTATATCTGTGACAAAATCCTTGATTACTTTGGTAAACTCTTCTGGAATTGTTTTTTTTTCGGTGTCTTTATTTTCAGTCATCTTTATATTATAGGTAATATACATATTTTTTTTTTAAGTCAAACTCGGAGATTTTAATAAAATAATATTCTTTATAATAATATTCTTATATAAAATTGATTTTCATATAAAAATAAGACCATATATATAAAAATTATACATATAAAATGAACAATACTAAAAAACGATCAGTAAGTTTGGGACAGGATCAATATACAATTGAAAATATACAAAAAAAAATACTTCAATCAAAAAAACAATCCGAATTATTAGTTTATTATTTGGATTGTATTCGAAATTATACGGAATTAACAGAAGAAATGATCGAAAAAATAGAAAATTTCGATGATCATAGTAAAATGTTAGTAATCAAAGAATTTAATAAAGCTATCAAAATTATAAATGGTTTATTTCACTAAAATATTCTTTACTTCATCTTAAACAAAGAATATTTTTCACAGTTGGTTCTACATAATGGACATTTTAAAGCAGTATCTTTTTCTTCAGCTTTTTGTAATAATTTTTGAAAACAAACTTTTCCAAAAATATGAGAACAATTCAATTGAACCATATTTTTATACGTATGCGTTTCTAAGCAAATCGAACACGTTTCGGATTCCAAGTGTTTTCTTTTCGTTTTTGTAATGGTTTTTTGAGGAGTATCTTTCTTGGTAATATAAAAATCCTCAAAATCTCTTGTTTTTGGATTATATTTAACAAATTTATTATGGATATTTAAATAATATTGACTAAGTTCCCAATAAATAGTAGCCTCATAATCTAGTATTTTATTCGGTTTTTCTAATGCATAATATTTATTATATAAGTCATCCATTTTTTGTTTTATTTTGTAATAAGTATCTGAACCATATGGTTCATCATCTAGTTTATTCGAATAATATTTGATCCCATAGTTATAAATATCATAATATTTATTTGTATCTTTTCTTAGTTTTTTAAATTTTTCTTGATACAACGACATATAATATTGGTGCTGTTCCATATATTTATCACCGATATCTTTATCATTTGGGTCCATTTGCTCAAGTATATTTTCTTTCTATTCTTTCTTGTTATTTGGTATTTGTTATTTGTTATTTGCTATTTGTTATTTGTTATTTGTTATTTGTTATTTATGCTTTTTATAACAAAATCATTTCAATTTTGTTCATTTATGAACGATTGGATATGGTGTGTATGAGGAAGAATTGCTACCTGGACGTGGTATAATTAGTCCAGTTTTGTTTGAATACATGGTAGAACCACCGCCACGACTACTTCTTCGTCTGAATGAACGACGACTGCTGCGTTTAGAACTATGTTTTTTTGAAGATGAAGAAGAAGAACGATTTTTACGAGTGAAATAGTAAAAACCAACCGCGCTTGCGCCTAATAATAAAGGTGCTAAAAGAATATTCATATTATATATAAATCAAAATATTATATCTTTTTATTAGAAGAAAAATAAAAATATCGTTGTAATCTATAAAACAATCAATCATCTCTCGAAAATATATTTACATGCATTATATTGTTGAATCTATTTTTGTAGGTTTTTATACCTTATTATTATTTTTACCCTTATCATATTTTATTCAAAATAGATGGATTTGTTTTTTTCTATTGGGGTTTTTCAAACATTTTCTTGGTTCCATCTTGAAAATTCATAATTATTATTGCAATCATGGATATCGTTGTACAATAAATAAAAAGAGAGAAAATTATGTTTATGATAAATCGTTTTTGATGATGGAATGTTTACTTGAAGGCATTTATTTTTTAGGATTGGGATTTCTTTTCTTTCATTGGTACAAGAAAAACCCTTTTTTCTTTATTTTTTTACTCGGCTTTTTTACTCATTTAATGGCTGAATTCATAGGTCTACATAGATACGTATGTCAATTCATATGTGTAAAGACAAAATAGACAAAAACAGACAAAATAGATAAAAAATAAAATAAATTATTATATATTTATTTTATTTGAATAAACCTTGTTACATTTAAAATACAGAAATAAATTTTGTAATTATGAGATCAAAAGAAATTTACATATATTTTTGTTGGAAATCTTCATAAGTAATAATAGGTATTCCATTTTTCTTCGCATCCAACACTTTTCCAGTTGTTTCATCGAGGTTTTTCACGATCACTAAGAAAGTATTTTTACTTACACTTGAACCTAATTTAGCTCCTACCTTTTTCAACGTTTCTTCCAAAGATTTGTCTCTGAACCCAGTGATAATAATTGATTTTTCAAATAAAGGAGACACGGTTGTTAATTCAACATTCGATGTATTTTTCTTTTCTTGATTGATCGACGACAATTTTTTTTCTAACCCAGCCGCTTTCATAAATTCAACAAATTCCCCAATTCTTGCAACAAAAGCTTCTGCACTCTTCGCCGCCATTCCTTTGATCGCTTTTAAACGATCCACTTTTTTAGAATCCGTTTCTTTCGACAAAAGAATATCTGGAACACCTTCCATAATTAATTCGATTTTTTTTTCACTGAACCCTCTTCCAAAGATATTCGATGCGGACATGAAATGAATGAGTGACGCTTCTTCCACCTTTTTCACAATACCTTCATAAATTTTTTGCGCCATTTTTTCCTTGAAACCGTCGACTTTCAAAAAATCATTTTTTTTCATCGCCAAAATTTCCGGTACAGATAAATAACCAGCTTGAATAATACGTAATACATTTCCACTACTTAGACCTTCCACCCCAATCCCTCTGAAAAATCCAGTAATATTTTTCTCTTTCACCGTTTCATCGGATCCAACATCTTCCAATCGAACATCCACATGAGTATCATTCCATTGATAAGGTACAGAAGGCATTCTTGCTTCTTCCGCAGGAACAATTACTTTTCGAATATAAGGAATTACGTCTCCACTACGTATAAGCTCAATAATCGCACCTACCCCAATTTTATGAGATTGAATAAACGCTCCGTTAAATCCAGTTGCATATTCAATACGGACACCACCTAAATGAATGGGTTCAATCTGAACTCGAGGTTTTAAATAACCGTCCTTACTAGGGGTCCAAAGAACATCTACCACTTTAGCTTCTGCTAGCTGATCAGAGAGAACCATTTTAAAAGCAAACGCATGTTCCGGATTACCAGATTTTCTAGGATAAATCTCATCATTGGTGACAATTACTCCATCGATTTCATAGGTATAATTCGTCCGCCAATCAACTAAGAAAGAAGATAATAATTCATTTGTGAGAGCCTTTTCCTCATGGTTCAATACACACTCTACATCTTTTAAACTTTCTAAAAATTTCATTTGCTCCGATGGTTTCAACACGGGTTCTATCACTTCATAAGCAACAAAACTCAAATCTTTGATTTTTTGATTGACTGTTTTATGATTAATGATTCCAGCAACCATGTTTCTTGGGTTCGCAAATTCCTTTGCATATTTATCTTGGAAAATCTTTTTCGTCACAATAAATTCTCCACGAATGACAATATTTTTGGTTTTTGGTAATTTCAAATAAGGGATTAAATGACTAATATCTTGACCGGTTTTACCATCCCCTCGTGTATATAATTTAGGTTTCGCTCCCTCCGTTGTATAAAGACCACTCACCCCGTCTAATTTACAAGAAAGTACATAAGGACCTTTATATTTTTGGGTCCAAGAAGAAAGCACTTTGGTATCAGGTTTAATTTTATCCATGGAAGCCATTTCATAAGGTAATTTTACTTTATTACGTTCAATCGGAGCACCAATTTCTACGATTGCCTCATTGGAAGGGTATTTATTTTGAACATATTCTTTTAAAATATCAAATTCATTATCCGTGATGATAGGGGTTGAATTGTAATAAGCTTTATTTGTTTCTTTAATCATAATAGATAAATGTTTTTCTTCTAATTTATTTAGAATATGAATTCCATTTTTTTTAAAATCATGAATGAGACATAATACAAATGGATCCACAACCAAGTCTTCTTTCTCTTTTTTCATTTTTTCTTTTTCCACATCTTGAATTTCTTCTTCCTCCATAATTAAAAGTTTTTTTTTTGAATTTGTCTTTTTCATAGTTTTATTAGAATCTATTTTGTTAATTGTTTTTTTTGTTTTTGTTTTTGTTTTCATTTTTTTTAAACTTTCTCCGTTATTCGAATGATTATTACTATTATTAATACTCATATGTTTATCTTCTTTTTTTACAAGAACCAAAAAAGGTCCATCGGTTCTCTCTTTGTCAGATTTGTATTCCATATATAAATAATCAATAATATTTTTTTTTACTCATAAGCCAAAGCTAATTTTGTTAAATTCTGCATATATTTAATAGTTTTATTCTTATCTTCTTCACGCATATTTCGAATAGGTTCTCTCAAACGATTAATCGTAGTCATAATTTTTTGTGATTGATCTGCATTTTGTAAATCTTCGCTATAATCTTTTTCCAAAAAAAAACGAATATCCCCTGATTCAATTTCCTTTTGATATTTATTTACAATAAATGTGGACCAGATTTTAATAATCATCTTTGGATTTGCTTTACGAATAAGAGATAATGAATTCTTGGTAGTTAAGATATCAATATCATCAGGAAAAACATTTTGAATATCATTTACAAATTCAAAGAAATGATCATTAAAAATGGTTAAAATGTTGGATTTATCTTTGGACATGTTTCTAAACTACTATTTAAATAACTAAAGAGAATTATTTAAGTTATTTTTACAAATTTAATTATTTATCCACTTTTAGAAAAAGTGGAGCAAAACCACTTTTAAAAAAAGTGGAGCAAAACCCCGTTGTGAAATTTTTGTTATATTTTTGTTATATTTTTGGTTAATCTTTTTTTACATAATCCCTTGTGAAATTTTTGTTATATTTTGGTTATATTTTTGGTTAATCTTTTTTTACATAATCCCTTGTGAAAATTTTTTTATATTTGTTATATTTGTTATATATATAAATATGACACTTCAATTTGCTAAAACAAAAGATAAATTACCAATGGATAGTGATCTTCAATGTCCTATTTGTTTAGAAGATATAAATCTTGATGAAATAAAAGATGGAACTCCGAATTGTGTAATATGTAATAATGGTCACAGAATTCATAATGACTGTTTTAAGTCTTCTACAAAAAATGAATGTCCAGTATGTAAAAATGATAAAATACGGTATTGTAAATCAAGTTTAGGTTATTCTTATGCTACAAGAAAAGGTGGTAAAAAAAATAAAAAAAGGACACATAAAAGAAAGACACATAAAAGAAAGACACATAAAAGAAAGACACATCAAAAAAGAAAAACATATAAAAGAAAAAATAATTAATCTACTTTTGAAATATAAAAAAGTATAAAAAATAAAATATTTGTTTATTTTTTTAAATATAAATTAAATAGGATTAAATATGACAACAATTAACTATAATATAGCAACACAGGATTTTTGCTCCACTTTTTCTTAAAAAGTGGATAAATATAACAAGTAAGTATAACAAAATATAACAAAAGCTTTTCAAGCATAGGGTTTTTGCTCCACTTTTTCCTAAAAAGTGGACTAAAAAGTGGAAAAGGTAGTCAAATCTTCAATTTTTTGGCGACAGCAAGGACAACTCTGTTCTTTATTTGTTTCTAAGGTTTTCGAAATACAATCATAACAAAATTTATGAGAACAATTTGTCATGTATACTTTATCTTTTTCAACGTTTTCATAACAAATCGGACATTCAATATCCGTCCATTTCTCGCATTCATCTGGTAATAATATTTTTTTATTTATTTTTAAAAGGAATGAAACTTCTACTGTTTGAATTTGGAGAGAAGGATAAGGGATCAATAAAGCTTCCACATCCTCATTCAAAATTTCATCAAACAATAAGATTTCTGGATGTTCTCCTGGATAATCTCTTTGAAATAATTCAATTTCATTCTTATAAACCTCATAATCTCGTAATATTTCATTACGTAAAGTAAACAACGTTGAATTCACAAAAGGTATGTTTGAAATTCTTTCGTAATAGGTTACATTTGATTTGTAATTAAAATAGTTGTACATTTTTCCATTATAATGAGTATAATAATAAGAAATAATATTTAATCGATCAGCTTTTTCATTTCCTTCTCGTTCTAGTCGATATTCTTCAAGTACTCTACGTTGTTCATCGGTTCCAGAACGATGAATTTCTTGAGAACGAATTCTCAAAATCTCTTGTATAATTTTATAGATCGAATAATTTTTATTTTTATCTGCGGAAGATGGAAATTTTATATCTAATACTACAAAATATAACATAAGAACTGGTACATCCATCGGATTAAGGGTAGCACCTCTTAAAAAGTGTTTCAAAATTACTTTTAAATCAGCAGGACTTTCATGTTTGTAATCACCACAAATATCGGTGAAACGTCTTACATTATTTTCTACCACCGTTTTTTCTGCCACATTACAAAACATAATATTATGACCTCGACAAAGACAAAAAGAACAACGTTCTCCTACTCTTCTTCTCGTATTTACTCTTCCAGCCGCAACGGCATAATCAATCAATCTTGGTTGTCCGTCGTCATGAAAACTTCTTCGGTATAAACTTTCTTCTCTCATTTCCATTAATTCATCATAAATAAGATCATCACGAATTCTGTCAATGGTAACATTAAATCCGTCTTCTTGTAGTCCTTGAATTATATTCATTTCAGATGTATTTTCAGCTTGTGGCATTTTTTACTATTTTTAATAACTTTAAACTTTTAATATTCTTTTAATAAAAAAATGAAAAATCATTTCAATTTTTTATTTTACAATAGGTTATTTTATTTTTTAATATATATATATATATGAAAAATAAAATAACAAGACGAAACAAAAAACAAAAAGGAGGGATCTTATTGAAAATGGAAGCTAGAAAAGCATTTTATTTTTTTGTAGATAATAGTAAAATCGAATTATTTACAGATACATGTGCTTTCGGAATCATATTAAAAGCGACTTTAAACAAAAATGTAGAAAGTCCTTATGAAATGTTTGGACCCAATAATTTTAAACAACCAGTTCCATCTATATTGATAAAATTAGTTTCTTTAAATCCGGATAAAAAATATGATGTAGACGAGGAAGAAGAGGAAGAGGACGTATGGTGGTATTTAGAAGGTGAATCAAAACGAACCGATTTAACTGACAATTTTATCAAGGAAGTTAATGTGCAAACCGATATTTTTTTTAAGACGATGGAATATTTACAACCACTATGTCCAGCACCCGTTTTTTCAGAAATCATGACAAATGAACTTGAAATGACAGTTTTTCTATATACATTGAAAGAAAGGGCGACCGATCCATATACTGAAAAGGTATTTGATAGAATGTTAGAAAATATAGACGAACTCCAAACAATAACATCACTCGGTGTATTAGGAATGGAAATCGCAGATGATTTTGATACAATGTTCAACTATTATAATGATCTAACAAAAAATGAGGTCGATCATTATGAATGGTGTGAACAAATGGCGAAATTACAAATCTTAAATTTGGCTTTAAAGACGGGTTATTCTCAAAATGATTTTCATATGAATAATTTACTTGTGAATCCGAATTACAAAGGATTTTATAAGGATCTAGATGGTAAAGTCTTAATCATCGATTTTGGATTTGCCTCAAAAATAAATAAAGATAATCTAAATCATATTCGAGAAAATTATAAACAGGGAAAATATAGTGAAGCTTTAAAAACATTTGAAACCTTAAAACGAAGTGATGGTTTAGTAATCAAAGAATATCCAACTTTTTATGGTTGGATTTATAATAATGCGGAATCGTTTACAAAACGTCCTGAAATACAAAGACGATCCGATTCAGAATATGATGAAAAAATAAACGAATTGCGAGAAAGAGAAGAAGCTGCCACAGATGATCGTATTCAATATTTTGATGAAAAGCATCAATTGGAACCAGATAAATATCCGTTACTTCCCTTATCGAATGCGATTAAAAATTCATTTTTCCAAGGAATGATTACTGGTGGTAGAAAAAAGAAGAATGGAAAAACTAGAAAACATCGTTAAAGGTAAAAAACATCGTTAAAGGTTAAAAACATCATTAAAGGTAAAAAACACCGTTAAAGGTAAGAAAGATAAAGAAAAAACTAAAAGGTTTGGAAGAAAATCATGAAAAGATCTAATCTAATAAGGGCGAGGACCACCTCCTCCTACTACTTTACTCAATTCTTGTTCTCTCTGTTGTTGTAATTTTTCTACCGTTAAATCACTAGATATTTTATTCGATCCTTTATAATCAATATCATCATCTGGGGTTGCTATTTTATCGCTATAATTCAAATCTACATAATGATGCATTTGTCTGACACCACCATTTCCTTTTGCAGATAAAGCATCGGTATCCATATCTAGAAAACTATATTGATCACTTGACACAATACTTCCAAAAGAACCTCCTCCACCACCACCAAAAGAAAAAGCCATCGGTTCTAAATTATTTTGAGTTGCTTGTCTTACAGCAACTTGTTGTTGTGGCTTTAAATGATTTAATATGGATTCCCCATATAATACTTGATATCCTTCATTTAATAAAAGTAAGGCTGGTACACGGTTTACATTTTCAGGCATGATGATTTGTTGTCCATTTTCTAAAAGAATAAATGTTTTCCCTTTTTCGTCTTTGGAACGTTTATCAATACAGATAAAGTGAATGTCTTTAGAAGAAGGCTGTTTGGAGAGAGTTTGTAAGAGTGTTTGTGAATGTTTACAAAAATTACTATAATAAAGAATGGAACTCATCGAAGTTTTTAATTATACTAAAAGAAGTTTTTTTCAGTATCGTTTTTAACGAACTATCCACGATATCCACTTTTTAGAAAAAAGTGGAGCAAAAATCCAGAAAATATTTAAAAAGGGTTTGGTAGATTTCATATGCTTTCCAAAAATCCAGAAAATATTCAAAAAAGGTTTGGTAGATTTCATATGCTTTCCAAAAATACAGAAAATATCCAGAAAAATATTCAGAAAGTTTTGCGCCACTTTTACAAAAGTGGCAGGAAAATTGATTTTAATTGTTATTTAAAAAGATAATTATATAATATATATATTCATCTATCCTAAACATGAACCCAAAAATTGAAAATTACACAGAAGAAAAAGACAGTCTTTTATTTACATTATCTGGAGTAAATGTAAGTTTAGCGAATGCCATCCGTCGCACGATTTTAAGTGATATTCCTCAAGTAGTTTTCCGTACTACTCCTTATGAAAAAAATCTATGTACAGTTCATACCAATACAACTCGTTTCAATAACGAAATTATCAAACAAAGATTATCTTGTATTCCAGTTCATATTAAAGAGTTCGATGATGCACTTTTGAAAAATTATTTATTGGAAGTAGAACTCGAAAATGATACAGATTCGGTCATGTATGTAACTACCGAAAACTTCAAAATTAAAAACATTTCTACCGATACTTATTTGAGTGAAAAGGATGTACGTGCCATCTTTCCACCAAATGATTTTACAGGGTTTTTCATCGATTTCTTGCGTTTACGACCTAAAATTAGTGAAGAAATCCCAGGAGAAAAAATCCATTTAACTTGTAAATTCGATATTGGAACTGCTAAAGAAGATGGTATGTTCAATGTAGTAAGTACTTCTTCTTATGCATTTACCCAGGATCAAGATAAAGTTGAGCAACATGTTGCAAAAAAAATGCAAGAATTACGTGATGAAGGAAAATCTAAAGATGAGATTGAATTCGAAATTAAAAACTGGCGATTATTAGAAGCACAACGGATTTTCAAACCAGATAGTTTTGATTTTGTCGTTGAAACCGTTGGTGTCTATACCAATACAGAAATCGTAGTAAAAGCTTGCGAAATATTAGTTCAAGGATTAAAAGATCTAGATACCGCTTTTCAAACCGATGATGATACACTTGTCAATATTAAAAAATCAGAAAATACCATGTTAAATAGTTACGATATCCTTTTAGAAAAAGAAGACTATACCTTGGGTAAAATTCTAGAATATGTTTTATATATGAAATTCTATGAAGGATTAAAAACAATGACTTATTGTGGATTTAAAAAAATGCATCCTCACGACGACGGTTCCGTTATTCGTGTTGCTTATAAAGAACCGATCGAAAAAACGGGAATAAAACAAAATATTATGGAAACATTAGCGGATGCCATGAATATTTACATAAAAATTGCAAAAGAATTTTCGAAAACAACTAAAAAAGGATAATGAGAATGATAATGAGAATAATAATTATATCTCATCCTCTACTACAAATTTGTATTGATTATATTGAAAACCGTTTTTATCTGTGATTACATCGATCGAATATAATCTTTTTTTTGAATAGCCGATATGTCTACCTTTAGAAACATAAATCATTCCATAATAATAAATATTTTCTTTTTCAAAAGTGTAATAAATCATTTCTTTTATTCCGCTTTTTATGGTAAGAAATACTCGACTTCTTTTTTCTTGATTTATATAATGAATATTTTCATCCATGTATTCATGTGAAAAATTAGGAAGAAAAATAGGTCTTTGTATTTTTTTCAATCTTTCTCTCCTTGGATCATCTTTCAGTATTTGATTGATGAATTTTCCTCTACGATATTTAATTTCATTCCCAAAAGATAAAATCAATATAATAATATCATTTGGAAGAAGGTTCGCGAATTCCATCTTATTTTTATGAATGAATATCCGATAATTCATAAAAATAAAAAAATTTGCCTATTTTTACTAACGATGTTGTTCTTTCCAAGAATAAAGTAAATTGTTCTTTGGACAATTACGGTATTTGCATTTTCACATTTCTTTTTCGTAAATGATAATTTATAGAAAACATTAATTTTGCAGGAGGAAGTTGATTGATATATTCAATCACATAATTATAGTCGATCCTTAATTTTTTCTCTCTCAATTCATTTATAAATCTTTTATGTAATTCAATCATGTGACTTTGATATTGGTTCGAATATTTACTTATATCGATCTTTTTATTAATAAAACACTCTACATAATTATCATAAAGTGTTTTGGTAAATAAATGTACATCATCTCGAAAAATGGAGAATTCTTTTTTATGTTCAGGATAAAAAGTCAAATATTCGTTGATTTTTCCGCTATGCCTCAAAGATAAATAAAGATACTGTAATTTTGGATGGTTCCCTTTTAATTGACGTACTTGTTCATAAACCGGATTGCAAATTTTACATCGTTCTTTGGTTAATTGATTATAAATGACAATACCCATAATATCATAAGGAGTATTCATCGAGGCATATTTTTTAATTAACGCAGAATAACTATTTTCTTGATAGGATTTTGGAAATTGAACAAAAGTATTTTTTATAGGAGAATTTTCATAAAAAGACTTCATGTCAATCGGATAAACAAAGATATTTGGATTTTCGTGTATTTTATTTAAATATGTTTTTTTTCGGTCATCTACACAATAATAAATAGCAATTAAATATAAATTCGGGTTTTTAAAAGGAACGACAATACGATTTTCGGGATGCTGTAAAACAAAACTATACGTATATCCTTTTGTTAAATGATCAAAGGTAAGTTGACACTCGTTCATGGCTTCCAAAAACATTTGACGAAACGTTTTATTTTTTACTCCATTTTTTGTGTAACAACTTTGATAAAAAGAGATATTACCGCCTACATTATTTCTAGTTGCTATTTCCCAATCACCACTTAATCCAATCGTTTCGTCCCAAAATAAATTAATCATTGTTCCTTCTATAAATTCTTCTGCTACAAGATATGGTTCATTAAAAGATTGATATTTTTTAATAAAAAAATCGGTAGCAACTGATTTTGGTGGAGAAAAAGAAACGATATGATCATTTTTATCTAAAATTACGGAACGAAGTAAACCATATGTGTCGACCAAATCATAATTAAGTATATTTTTATTGTATCGAAGAATGGTATATTGTGAATTTTCCGTATAAATTACACTTTTAGTAATTTTCTCATTTTTTAAATTATCATCTAGGTAACCTAAATCCAAACGAAAATTAGAATTTATTGAGAAACTATTGATCCATGACAAGTCATAATATATAAATGGTTTGTTGTTTACGATTTGCATTATTAAATTCGGAATTGGTGGTTATTTCTCTTCTTATTAATTATTATTTTTTGTTTTTAATATGTATTTTTAATATATTTTTTAATATATTTTTTAATATATTTTTTTAAACCTTTACAGATTTCACAAGTTATGAAAACACTCATTTCACAATTTAGATTTAAAGGTAAATGGTTAAATTAATATATATGGAAGTTCCGCAATCTAGACCTCTTCGTATAGAAGATTTTTTAGAAACGAATACTAAAAATACGAAAGATAATAAAAACTATTCTCACGATGATATGATAGCTAAGAATCAACAAGAATTTGGTCATAAAAAAAGAATAAAACCCTGACGCACTGGAACAAAAAGTCAACAACAAATAGCACCTAAAGGTTTTAAGAAAGGTTTTAGGGGTTAAACAATTTATATGTAGATGACGTAATTTAAATAATTTTAAATTATTGACAACATATGATTTTTAGAATATTTATCCAAAGAACAAGAAATTTTACACTTTTTTCTTATTTTTTTAGAGTCTTCCCTACGGGAGGGCGTTTTACACCTTTGCACCTTTCAATCGCCGAATTATTGAATATAATAGAGGCGATTTATCGGTTGCAAAGTAACCGTTACCTAATAACATTCAAAGATGCCGACCATTGTGGTCGGCATTTGAAATGTTAAAAGGTTTAATAACTTGTGAAATGTGCAAAGATGTAACATAATTTTTAATATATTTTTATTTTAGTTGAAATTCATATAAAATAAAAATAGGTATATTATCTAATATAAATATAAGAAACATCCATGTCCAATTTATCTCCTATAAATAATTCCAATACAAAAAAACAGAAAATAATTAAAAATAAAACAGTCAAAAAAAAAATAAAAATTATTGAACCTGTTCCTGAACTTGTGGCTGAAGAACTTGTGGAGGAACCTATTGTGGAGGAACCTGTGACAGAACAGTCTTCTATTGAATTGCAACTTGGGGATATTATTCAACTCACCGATCCAAGAAACGAACGGATCAACGACGAAATTTTTATGATTGAATATATTGATTCTTCAAACATCCATTTAGTAAATACTGAAAATTTCGATCCTCTTAATTTAACCATCCAATCCAATCATGTAATCAATGGAATTACAAAAATCGCATTATTAAGTCGTGCAAACTATCCTGGTTATGCGAAACAAAATAATTTGGTCCCAGGGAAATGGATTAATATTTATTTCAACGGAAATGTGCCTTCCATTTTAACTGGTGAAATCACTAATTTAGAAGAAGATATGATTGAAATAAAAACGTATCCTGATAAAGAGACCATTTATATAAATTTCGAATACAAAGGATTACCTGAAGATTTACCAATTGAAAAAATCGAGATAAGAAATCCTCCAGAAACAGAAAAAATTGTTTTAGAAGAATTACCAGAAGAATTACCAGAAGAATTACAACAAGAAAAAGAAGAAATGAAAGAAACCGCTTATGTAGAACCACAAGTATCTAGAAATGTAAATAATCAGTTACGTCAAGTTATATTAAATGCAGACCAAATCATTTTCGGTAAAGAAGTACTTGGAGCAATTACTCAATATGTAGATGTAGGCGAAAGTAAACAAAGATATAGTATCGACGTTCAATTAAATGATCTATTAAATGATCTTTTATCTACTATTCCAACCCAAAATAGAACCAAAAAAGTATTGAATGGCATTCATATTATGATCGAAAGATATAAACAACTCCGTTCCGAATTCTCTTCTTTTGATGAATACGGAAATATCAACGGCAAATTATATGTGAAAGCAAATGATAAACCTTTACTTGAATATCTAGAAAAATTCAATCGTGTTTTATATTGGATACTGCCAGTAGTACAAAATGTAAAAAAAATATATGATATCAATCCACTTTCACATACCGACGTTACAACTGAAGATATACAATTAAACTTGAAATCCATCGAAGAAATCATGGATAATTATCGTAATAATAATTACCCGGAAGAACAAAATAAATATGAAATCCTTTTAAAAAGTTTAGACCCTTATTTTACTCCTTTTGAACCGATCGAACCAGAAACAGATTTCAAACAAATCATCATTGATAAAAATGTAAACCATGATTTAAATGTATTAATTAATAATTTGTCTGATTATTATTCGTCTGCGGTATCGATTGATTATATTTCATCCAAACAGTTTTTATTCGAAAGATATAATACCGGAATTACCAAATTAGAAACTTTACCAAATCGTTCCATTAGTGGTATAAATACAAGCGGTGTTTTTCTGACAAATCGTATTGAAATTACTGATCCGAATGTGCTTTCTATTCAATCGATACTCACATTACCTGAACCGATGGTTCGTTTCTCTCAAATTAATTTACCTGGAACATCTATTTTAGAAAGAGCCAATTTAAATCTTCATTTTCTAGATTATTGGTCTCTATTAAATAAAAATAGTAAAGTGAAAAAAATCGTGTTAGATAATTTGAACGAAGATTTTCATTACGAAGAAGATGAGTTTCTTCAAGAAATCACCGATTACTCGCTAGCCGATGAAATCGTGGATGCAGAAGAATTTCAAAATAATAAAATACGAACGAGAGAAGAAAAATATAGTCGATTTATTGAGCATATTATTCCAAAAACGCGTATTCTTTTCCATTTAATTCGAAAATATATTCACGGAAAATTATCCATTGTAAACGTCGTAAGTTATTTGGAACCTTTTCTTATTTATACCAAAGATATTTCTTATATGCAATATATTCGTATTACTCGTTTTATTTACGAGAAAATTCGTAATTATAATCGTAACTTCTCAGAAAATTCTGCCATTTTTTCTACCTTAAAACGAAATAAAAATCTGATTTCCAATATGAATAAGGAAAGAACCAATCTTTTATTGGAAATCTTGCATGAAATCACCGTAAATGAAGGTTCCATTTCAGAAAATGAATACGACTATCAAAAAAGTCAAGATAAAGAGAAAATCAATTTAAAAACCGAGGTTATCGACGAATATCACATTTCTAAAAATGAACCCACTTCTTCCTTGGAATTTATTCGTACTATTTTACTGAAAGACTCCGGTAGATTTTACTTTTCAGGTCTTTCCATACAAATGATCGATTTAATGTTTTCCGATGATTTTTCAAACCTTTTAGAAAATGATAAAAATGAAATTCAACAAGATTTATCCAAAGAAAATAAAGGAAATTGTGAAGATGTGGTCATTGCCAAAATGTATGCGAATGAAGATGAATTAATGGCAGATAATGAAGTAGAAATTTATTTTGATCAAAAATATGATACTACGAATTATAGTTTATTGGAAAAGTATGAAACGGATATGATACAAATGCCAACCGAAGATTTTATTGTTTTTCTTATGAATGAATTGCAAAAAAAACTGAAATTATCCAAGGAAGAGGCTGAAAATCTTTCAGAAACATTAATCTCTGGATTTAAACGCGTAATTGATGGTCAATATGCCATTATTCACAAAGCAACCCCTGAAGGTGAATATAAATTTGTTTATTATAAACGTAAAAATAATCGCTGGACGAAAGACGATGAATTGTCCGAAAAAGGGATTAAAACGGATAATGGTGGAGTTCTCTGTAATTTACAGGAAAAATGTATTTCTGTAGTCAATTCGAAATCAAATCATGATGATAAATGCGAACCAATTGAAGTGAATGAATTGCAATTAAAAGAAAATCTTGTAAAAAATTTATTAAATGAGTTTGATCACCAATACGAATCTTCCAAACTAGAATTGAAAAGAAAACTGACCAGAAAATTCTTATATTATCAACACATTTTACCGATCTTGAGTGATATGGAATGGAAACAACGATTGAAAAGCAATCATCAAAAATACAAAATCGGGTTAAAAATGGAAAAGGAAGAAGAAAACGGAAAAAGTATCATCCTCTCTCCTTATTCGAAACTACGAGATCTTATTTTAGGTCAGCAAGATTTCATCAAAAAACAAAATGATATTATTCGATTTGTCACTACTTATACGAGAGAAGCTTATTTAGATATTATCGGTCCCTTAGGTGAAAAAGAAACTGTTTATTGGTTATATTGTATCGAAACCAACGTAAAATTATTACCCAGGTTCCTTTTTATTCTGGCATCTACATGGATGAATGAACCACAAAATTATTTAGCAAGGATCAAAATTTTAATTAAAGAAATCGGTGTAGGTGATGAAGGTGACTCATGGGTAGATAAACATAGTGGATATATTATTTGTAAAATCGATCCTAACGCAGAAGAAGGTTTTGAAGACGGATTCCGCGTTTCAACTCGTGCGGTGTTAGAAGAGGATATTGAAGATAAAATAAGAAATTCTCTTTTAGAAAATGGAGTAGGTATAAGTGATAAAGAGAGAAAAATCATACAAAATACTCCTGAAATGAGAATGATTAATAATGTTATTAATGCAATTTGTACCGCGATGGGTATTTCCTTGGAAAAAGAAAAGGAATGGATGATTAGTGATATTACCATTTTATTGGAGGAAAATGTACCTGAAGAATCTTCCCATAATAAAGAAGTATTGGAAATGTCAAAAAAAGGAAAATTAATGATATCTTTTAAAGATTATTATCATACGTTATTGCTTTATTATACCTTAGGTATGATTATCCTTGCCATACAAACAAGTATTCCTTCGATACGTACGAGACGTACGTTTCCTGGATGTATTCGTTCTTTTTCCGGATATCCTTTTGAAGGGGTAGGTGATTTAAGTAGTATTAATTATTTGGCTTGTATTGTTTATAAAATTCGAAGTTCATCAGAACCTTGGAAAGTAGTAGCCAAGAAAAAAGAAGGTATCATCGCTTCAAAGATAAAAGATACGATTGATGAATACTTGTTAGGATTAGATAACGTGAAAAGAAAAACACAAGAGAAAATGGAATATTTAATCATGGGGAATGAAGAAGGCTCTGAAATCAAAGAAGAATATGATGTCCGTCGATGGATACAATTTTTACCTCCGATCATTCCATTCAAAATAAAAGGATTGCAACCCGTTTCACCTGAATTTGAAAAGACACTTTTGCATGAATTTAAAAGCGGTTCTTCGTTACAAAAGGATAAAATCGGTGTCATGGAGGGTAAAATCATTCTTTTTTCTCTCTCCATCCAAGAAAAAATCAATCAAATTGTTCAAAAGAAAGATGTTGTCTTGCGAAAAATGACGAATGAACCTTATTTAGAAAATGCTTGTTGTAATGAAAATTCGGGGGAAGAAAAACGAATTTCTACCTTGGAATATTTTGAAAAAGAGGATCCTACCATAAGTCAATATAATCAAATTGTATTGCGACTGACAAATGTATTCAAAGATATTTCTTTTTATTCAAGTGCTTCCTTGTTATACAGTCCTTTCAATACCAAGAATATTTATCCTTCCGTAGACATGAAATTCAGCGAAAGAACGATTTATAAAGCATTTATTGATTTCTGTCATTTTCAAAGTTTGAAACCCATTCCCGCGGACATTCTTCCTTTATGTGTAAATAAACCTGATTTCTTGAAAAGTGGCGAGAATTTGACCGAAATGATCGTGAAAATGAAAAATGATGGACGTCATTATTCGTATGAGAATTTCTTGAGATTATTGCAAATATTCAGTAGAAATCGTATTATTAAAATGGATACTGAAAAACCGTTGATTAGTAATATTCAAAACATGCGTGACGTAATTGAAACCATTCAATATAAAAAGGATGAGAGAAAGGATGATCGAAAGGATGATTTAATAAAACTTCTCGTTCCATTATTAGATACCTATGAAGTTGGAGTAGCTTCAAAAACAGAAATTAATAATTTAAATAATTATTTATCTAGATCCATTGATACGATCAAAGCAGATTTGATCCGATTTATTTCCACAAATAAAAACGAAAACATAACCAAAAAAATGATAAAAACAGCCATTGAAAATATTCAAACTTTCAATATGTGGGAAATCACGAAAAACATTGATAGTTGGTCGAATAAGATTTCAGTTTCGGATGTAAAAGAAAAAAAATCCGTATATCGTATTTTGGAATTTTATAAAGAATACATTGAGAATTTTGTACGGGTATTTCCATCAATAATTCAGCATCGTTTAAATTACCAAAATATCCAGCTTCCAAAGTACTGGGGACTATCGAAAAGTCATAATTTAGATATTACGAAAAGTATTAATGAATATTATGAAGATTTACAAAGTTTCTACGATACAAATTCATTAACCGTTCTTTTAACTTCGATTTCGAGAGAAACCGAGGATTTATTATTATTATCTGAGAAAACGCCTTGTTTATCTAGTGGTACCACGAAAGACGGAACCACCATTCAACCTATTTTCGACGAAAGAACAAGTAAAATGTTGTTTGAATATTATTTATTAAAAGTATTGCGAACCTATGTTCAATTAACCGATGATAATAATATGATTGTGGTGAAAAATATAAATGCTTCAATCAACGAAAATGAAAATCTTGGTGCGAATAGAAACAATCATACCTATAAAGAAAGAATGATTGATGAACCGATTTTCACAAATGATTATTTAGAAGAAGTAAATACGAATTTAGATACCATCGACCAATCCGAAGAAAAACGGAGTTGGATAAACAATACCCTTTTTATTGGAGATAAGAAGGAATTGAAACAAAAGACGAGTGAATTAATAATCCAATTTTTACAGATTTTTCAGAAACATAAAGATATGATCGATGTATCTTACGAAAAAATCCAGGATCGTGTTTTTCAATTGAAACAAAAAGAGAAAGATACGATTACTGATCGATTAAAAGGATTTAGTGATGAAAAGCGTGATGTGGATACTCTTTTGAAAATCAATAAATTAGGTGATTGGGGGAAAGGGTTACAGAAAGGATTAACTACGTATGTCAAAGAAAATTACGACGGAGAACGCGATTTTATGGAAAAAATGATGCAATATGAACGCGATTTCTCTCGAAAACGCAGTCCAAGAGACCAAGAAGAAGGTGAAAATTTAGAAGATTATATTGATCAATCTGTGCGTGATCAAGATGCGGAAAAAGAGGCATATGATATCTCGAACATGACTGAAGATTATATGGATGGATATGAACCGGATGGATATGAAGAAGAAGAGAATTATGGAGACTATAATTAGAAAAATCGGGATGAAATGTGTTTTTTTTCCTCGTTTTTTTAAAAAGTAAATATATTATATGAGAAATAATATTCATCGAGTGATCCAAGAAAATATGACTTTAGTATCTATTGTATTATTCCTTGTTATTTTTACTACTATTCAGTGGTTTAAACCCGCTTTTTTATATAATTCGGATGGAAGTATCCGAGAGTTTGGGATTGGGTATAAAAACAAAACTATTTTACCAATCTGGCTACTTTCGCTTCTTTTAGGAATTCTTTGTTATCTTTTTGTTCTTTACTATTTAGTTTATCCAAGATTATATTGATTTTATCCAAGGTTATATTGATTTTATCCAAGATTATATCCAAGATTATATTGATTTTATCCAAGGTTTTATTCCTTTATTATAAAAATTCATTCATTTTTATAATAAAATACAGTTATCTCTCTCTTATCTGTGTTTACTCTCGAATGGTATATATTTGTTTTTGTTCTTTCGATTGTTGTTTTAGGTTGTTTTCTTCCTCTTCTTGGAATTTCTTGTAATTCGCTTCCATCGTTGCAGGATTTGATTTACAACCATTTGAGATGATTTTATATTGAACAATAAATACCATTAAAAACCCTGTATAAACATACCACATCGCCTCTCCAATCATATCTTTTGTAACCACTAAATCGAACAATTGATCCCTTATTCTGTTGGATGCCTCATTATTCCCTTGATACTGATCTTTCATTAATGGTTGAAGAATTCCCCAATATTCCATGAAATTGGTAGGTATCATCTGATTAATCAGGATCGAGGTATTTCCACATATTTTAATAATGGTATCCGCTGCCAACTCTAATTCACGTTTTTTATCTGAATTTCCTTCGGTAGCAATATCGATTTTGTCCGATATTTTAGCATTCATAAGTAAGTCGGTCAATAATTCGTTGGCTTTCTTCGACACATAAAAATAACCAACTACATCCGAAAAAGCGGTTTTAAACCCTGGAAAAGCCACTAAAACAATAATGACTACCCCGAAAATTAAAAACCAGTTTAAAAATGTGATCATCATTGAAGTAGCTATATTTTGACTTAAATTTCCCCCACAATTGGAACGAACCATACTACAATTAATAACAAACTGAACTAAAATCGCCGTTACGAAATAAATTCCTAAAGATATTAATCTTTGTTTTTCATATTTCACTTGAGATTCTGGTTGAAGCATGATCTCGGAAGTTAATTTTGGTCGGATTGTCATAAAATAAAGAACAGTGGTTATCATAAAAAAAAGTATATTTAAAAAAAAATAATTGATCATCCTTTCTTTTGATTATTAAGTATGAATTTATTAAATTATCTTTAGATTATAAAACTCGTTTTTTATTTTCATTTCTCGTTTCTTGTTTCTCGTTTCTTGTTTCTCGTTTCTTGTTTCTTGTTTCTCGTGTTTTCAATCAAACAATAAATGAATAATTTTTTACATATTCTTTATTTTCTTCAAAAATATAAAGAATATACCTTTTTGTTCGTACAAATGAGTAACATATGAATATTTATTATAAAGCGTTTTATTAGTACTTTATCCTATGAGTTATTTTGGTTCTTATTCAGGCGGTGAAACACCTGTTCCCAAACCAAGTCTTATTGAACCTGGTATGAAATATTTTTTACGTGAAACTTTACGTAATTGTCATCATTTTAAAGAAAAATATAATAATTTCTTATTGAATTTAGGGCTATTTTTGATTTTCCTATTCATTCTAGCCGGTGTATTATTATATAAATACAAAGGACGTTTAACCCCTGCAGAAAAAGAAGAGAAAACGAGAGAAAAACAGCAATATATTTTATCGAAAATTAAAACGTTTCAACAAGCCAAAAAACAAGCACATGAAGAACTCATCACAGGATTACCCAATTGGGAAAATGAATATGACGATATAAGACAAAACCAGAAAATTTATTTGTAATCGATGGTTTTCCAAATTATAAATCTAAAGAATATATAAGAATATGACAACACAAATTCGAAATAATTACAATTATAAAGAAGCAATTAATGAATATTTTAAATTAAAAAGCAAATATGAAATGGATATTCAAAATGAAATTAAACGAATTAGTCGTAAAAATAATTTAATGAAAAGAGAGAAAAGTGCCGAATTCAAGGATTTTAAACCAAAATGTATTGAATGTAAACGACCAGTAGGAACAAATTTTTCAACGAAATATGACAAAGAAAAAGATTATCGTGTTTTAACTGCTTTTTGCGGTGATACACTTAATCCTTGTGGTTTACGAATTGTTATTAATAGTGGAAGAGGAATAGAATCTTATTTAGATATTGTTACAGATGTAGAAAAGAGTATTCAAGAAAATAAAAATAAATTAATTCAAGATAAGAATGATCTTCTTTTTGGATATATTACTACTGAAGAAGCATTAAATAACTTTGAATTTCTGAAAAAGGAAATTAGTGAATTTACGAATTCGTATTCTTTTCATTTAGGCGAGTTAAATGATATTATCAATAATAAAGAAGAAAAAGAAATCTTGGATAAAAATCAAGAAACGAGTTATTTATTAATGGATGAAATAAAAGAATTGATGGATAAATTTAACAAAACAGAAAATCAACAATTTGTGAAAGATGCTGTAGAAATCTACGTAAATCAATTACAACCTTTATTGAAAAAAATTCGTGAAACAAAATATAGTAGTAATCGAGTAGAATTAGAAAATAATATTTATTATTTAACACAAGAAAAATTCACCATCGAAGATATTGAATCTGCCGGTGTTTTGCCAGAAGTATTGGAATTTCATTTAGGAAGTGGAAATCGAACAAATCAAGCGAAAACAAGAAAGGCGAGGGATACCATCACCCAAAATAAAACAAAAAAAAATCGCGGGGGATCAAGTACGAATGATTTTGAAGAAGAAGAACAAGATGATGAATAAAGAAAAGGCATTTAATTCTTTTTATAAAAGAATAATATCCTTATTATTTATGATATTAGATACTATTTCACTACCTATTTTTCTGATTAGTTTTGCAATCGGACTTTTTTTCACTTATATCATGGGACCCGATATGAAAGTTATCTATGTTTATCCTACTCCAGAAAATGTAGATAGTATTTTATTTAAAGACAAGGCAGACAATTGTTTTCAAATCAAACAAGTAAATGTGGAATGTCCAAAAGATAAAAGTATGATCAGTACCGTTCCAATACAGTCTTAAACCGATGAAAGAATTCAACTTTGTAGTTTGTAGATAGAGATATCCGTTCTTTTTGCATATTTTTTTCTTACTTTTTGCATACTTTTTGCATACTTTTTGCATACTTTTTGTATTTGCATACTTTTTTCTTACTATTTTTTATCCTATCTTATAGTAAGTAACTAAATAACTTAATAACTAAATATATATAATGATTAATTTTAGTAAATTTCTTCATAGTCAAAATGGTAGATACATGATGTCGATTATTCTTGGGTTTGGACTAGCTTCTCTCTTTCGGGTTGTTTGTAAAGAAAAGAATTGTATTCTTTTTCATGCCCCGCCTTTAGAAGAAATCAAAGATAAAATATATAAAGGATCGGATAATAAATGTTACAAATATGAAATGACCCCTACACAATGTGATAAAGATAAAAAAATATTGGAATTTTTCGAAAAAGCCGAGTGAGTAATCTAGGATCAAAAGGTGGAACGAATTGCGTATAATTAAAATGGAAGAATTCTTTTTCCTAATTATGAGTGATACGACAAATATTATGGATTTACCAACTGATCCAGTTGGAGGTGGTAATATATCAAATAATATTTCTTTATCCGTAACTGAACAACGTATTCCAAATGCCGATTTTAATTCACAAATTCCGACACAACAACAACAACAAACACAATCCAATCATGGAGTTAGTTTAGATCAAACAACCATTAATCAAATCGTCAATGGACTTCAAAAAGCAAGTGCAACAGGTGTTACTCAATTACCATCACGCAATATTCCACAAATGACTAGTCCTTTAACACAAGATCAACAAACCCAGCCGAATTATATTCCTCCTCTACCCGTATATACGAATGATTATATTAAAGATAGTGAATATGAAACAAACGAAGAAATTATGCGAAAATACCATAAGGAAAACAATCGTGGCAATTCTCTCGATGAAATGTATAGTGAAATTCAAAATCCTCTTCTTTTAACCGTACTTTATTTTCTTTTTCAATTGCCCTTTTTCCGGAAATTATTATTCAATTATTTTCCTGCACTTTTTCATAAAGATGGAAATTTCAATTTAAGTGGATTTATTTTTTCAAGTGCGCTTTTCGGATTTGTTTACTATTTCTTGGAAAAAATAATGACTTATACAAACCGATTTTAACACATTATATAGTTTATAAAATTTTATGATTTTACACCTTTACATTTCAAAGATACATGTTTGATCAATTGTGTAAATATAATATTATTTTTACAAGACAATAAATATTTTATATTTATATTTTTGAATAAAATTATAAATATAACTTTTGAAATTATTTGGAACCGTAAAATATTTATTTACAGAAATATATATTTATTAAATTGTTTTTTACTTGGCGTTTCTGTTAAAATACCGTTTGCATATATTCCAAAACGTTCATCATCATTACCATTATTTTCAAAAGTTAAATGATAGTATGTATATAACTCATTATTTTGTAACTTTGTAAAATCTTTAGAAACACAAGATAATAATAAATATTTATCCTCTATTTTTGGAGTTTCTCCTCCAAATAATTTGTCATTTTCTTCTTTGTATTCTATGAAATCATCCACTAAAATAGAATGACCTCCAGTAACAATTAAATCCTCTAATAAATCATTATTTTTTGTTTTTTCCATTATATACATACAGCTATTAAATTTATCAGGATTATTAATCATGTAATTTTTACCAATTAAATCTATTTTTCTGTATCCATGTTTATAAGTCTTAACTAAATCCCCTTTTCTTAAATTTTCTATAGGAATATATTTTTCTTCCAATTTATCATTTAAACAAAGAATTTTAGTTCCCACATTAAAACATGGTGGATCATCTGGAACCCAAAGGGCATAAAATATTACATTTGCAGTAACAGTATAACTTGAACCAGGTTGATAGGTTGTCCCTGATCCAAATGCTGAAGTATTCCATCCACTAAATATATAACCTATTTTTGTAAATGTATTTGCAGCAAGTGTAATTGAAGTACCTGAAGCGACACTTGCTTGGGTTGGAGCTGTTCCTGATGTTGATCCATTTCCATTATAAGTTACGGTATAAGCTACTTTCCACAGGGCATAAAATGTTATATTTGCAGTAACAGTATAACTTGAACCAGGTTGATAGGTTGTTCCTGTTCCATTTGATGCAGTATTCCATCCACTAAATATATAACCTGTTCTTGTAAATGTATTTGCAGCAAGTGTAATTGAAGTACCTGAAGTAACACTTGTTGTAGCGGGTGGTGTTCCTGATGTTGATCCATTTCCATTATAACTTACGGTATAATTTACCATAATAATATATATATATATATATAATAAAATCATTCATAAAATATTTACCTTATTACCAGATACTGTTTTCAAACGTATAATATATACCGTTATACAGTATGATATTTCATCACTTAAAACATATCCTAAAATAGGGATTTTGACTGATTAAAGTTATAAGTAAATACTGGTGTAAATGTTTAAATAATATTGCATTTAAAAATTGTAAAAGTTATAAAAAACAAACACAAACCCTTTTCTTTATTTTATAAATTCACTTTTGATATTTATAAAATAATGATAAAATAACGATCCACAACCGTAAAATAAAAATGTTTCAAAAAATGGTCGAAAAATTAATTGAAAATTTACCCCGATCATCCACCGTCGAAGAAGAACAACAAGAACCCTTAAAAATCGATTTAGTATTAGAAGGCGGGGCTTTTAACGGAAGTTATATGCTAGGAATTCTTTATTTTTTGAAAAATCTAGAAGAAAAAAAAAAGATACAAGTAGACCGAATTTCTGGAGTAAGTATTGGTTCCATCCTGGGATTAATCTATCATTTAGACCGTCTTGATTTTACCGTTTCTTTTTATAAATCTGTGTATAAACATTTAAAGAAGAAGAAGAATTTATCCATTATACATACTTTCTGTAATGAGATACATAAAATCCTTCCCGAAGATTTTTATATAACTATTCATAAAAAATTATTCATCTCCTATTACGATTTCGATAAAGGAAAGAAAATCGTCAAGTCTACTTATAAAAACAACCAAGAAATAATAGATACCGTTATCAAATCAGGATACATTCCTTTTATATGTGGCAAATCATGTTTCCATCAAAATAAATATACCGACGGACTTTTTCCCCATGTATTTTCTCTCAAATCCACCGAAAAAACCCAGAAAAAAATACTTTATATTAGTCTTTCTCATCACGATAAAATTTTCAATATGTTTATTGTTAAAAAAGAAAAAAATAACATTCAGAGAATTATGGTAGGAATATTGGATGCCTATTCCTTTTTCTATAAAAGAGAGAAAACAAATATGTGTAGTTATTTAGACCAATGGAATATTTTGGACAAAGGGTATTCTTATGTAAAGAAATTATTGGAGTTTTTCTTTTTCTGGAATTTATGGTTATTTTATATTTTAGAAAGATATATATTAGATGAAATAACTCATACTTTTTTCCATAAACTATTTTATCAATTATTACATCATTTTTATCGAAGTATCATCGAATGGTATTGTATCTAATTTTTAGCATTTACCAAAAAGACCTTTTTTTGTTTTTTTTTGTTTTGTTCATTTTGTTTGGTTTGTTCATGGACGCCGGTTTCATTCTTTTTGTAGGACTTACCATTTTCACTTTTTTCTCTCCAGGTCGATAATTCAAAAACCATTCTTCAAAATCTTTGGTTCCTCTTTTGTTTGAAAGCTCTTTGAATTTCTTTGATTTTTCTGCACGCATTTCTTCAATTGATTCTTGATGTCCATAACAAATAATACTGAACCTTCGAAGTAATCCTTTTTGTTCCAAACGATTTTTATGTTGGACATCAAAGAGAAATTTCGACATACATAAAATACGTTCTGTATCATAATAAGGACGATCTGCATATAAGAAAGCCAAATAAAAAGTCAACATCGTATCGATTGTGGCAACTCGAATTTTCTCTTTTCCTCTCATTAATACATTGTAACTGTGACAAGCAACCGGTTTATAAATAAAGGCAATCGTGTTTTTGCCAATTTTAATTTCATAATGGATTGGAACCACTTCTCCAATCGGTTCCCGTTTAATAATTTTTACGTTTTGAATACCAATATCTTCGAGACGTTCTTTCACCATTTCCGCACTTTTTAAAGGATCTTTGGATAATACATCAAAATCAGGAATATTTTCTACTTTTTGGCGAATATTTTTAGGCATATATTGCGAGTATTGAGAAATGGCATAACCGCCAAAAAAAACGAGCCCTTCGTGAATGAAGGTTTCTTTGACTGTTTCATATATTTCCTTACTTTTTTCCTCTGTTTCGTCTGCGGATTCCATTTCTAAATCTCGTTGAAAATCGATATTTTTACACTCATTATCTTTCAAAGGATAATATTTATTAATTAACATGAGACGTTTAAGCACCTTTTCCCACCGGGAAGTATCTCCACTCGGTCTAGATAATTCTAAATACATGGACATTTTTAAGAAATTCGGATCCGTATATAAAATACCATTCACTTTTATGGCATTTAAATGAATGATATCGAATAATTCTTTTGGGGAATAAGTAATATCTGCCACTGGAATGAAATTAACGAATACTTTATAAGTTCCATGATGTTGACCACTTTTTGCTTCTACTTCTTCATATCCGTTTTTATGAAAAACATCGGATAATTGCTTCGCATCGTTCAGTGCATTTGGAGAGAAAAAATCGTAATCTGGTAAATCGACATCGTTGTCATATATTTTATCATCACTCGGAAGTAATGCGTTTATCGCAATTCCACCATAACAAACTAATTTTTTGGTTCTAATAAAGTTTTCTACAATTTCAAACATTTTTTTAATTTCTGGTGATTGAACCACACGTTTTGCCATCTTATCTTGGGCATTATCTACTTGCATACGTAGAATAGCGAGTTCACATTCTTCATAAGTCATTTTTGGATTGCATATTTTTTGTGGAGTTTTCATTAATATATACGAATATATTTACTATATATTAGTGTGAATAAAATTTTATTGGAAATAGATTTAAGGGTCTTAAAAAGGGTCTTAAAAATTAAATTTATAATAATCCGTTTCTACCGTTCTTGTTTTATAAGATAAGTCTGGATTTTGTGGAATAGGATCCGGTATGGTTACAGGCTGATATCTTAAATTTGCAGGTTTTAATCGAAAAGCATATCCATAATTATCGAAAAAGGCAGTATTTTCTTCTAAATAATTATCAACATTTTGATAACGCATCGCAACCATTTGAGAACCAGTCTCTCTAGAAACAATTGTGTTTGGATTATCTGGATTGGGACCTTTATTTGGTAATACAATACTCATATTTAATTTATTATATTCCTGTAATTCGGTAATATCTGGCGAATATTCCACATCATAATAAGTAAGAGAACGCATAAATATGGAATTACTTGTCATATTTACAAACTCCATAAACTCTTTATTTTCTAAAAAGGCAGTATTATTTCGATCCACAACAATCACTATTTTTCCCAATAAACTTAAAATTGGACTACTTCCAATATTTTTTCCGTAATTTTCAAAACTATAATCTTTACCAAGTAAAAAATTCTCATAGGATTTAAATATATGTGCCAAATTGGAATACATTTTTTGATTATTACTCATAATTCGTAAATGTAAAATAATTGGATCGGTAGGATTGGGAGCGGTACTATTGGAAAATGCATAATTTTTTAATGTTTTCATTACTTCTTTGAAAAAAACACTATTAAAGGTTTCTTTTACATAGAAATCGTCGATGGTCGAAGTGGCAACTACAGGTTTATCTCCAATCGAATAAATTTCAAAGTCTAAACAGCGAACCCCTTGTTTTAAAACACTTTTTAAATTACATATATCTACAAAATCGTTTTTATAAGATCCTCCACTACAACAATTATAGGCAGTTTTAATATAATAGTCGCACAGTTTTTCACTAAAGTCTGGATTTGAAGAATTGATCGATTTTAAATATTTATTCAAAGAGCCATATAAGTTGCTCATATAGGTACATTCACTTGACACTAAACGTGATAAATAAATAACATAAATAATCATACAAATAATAATAATAACAATAAAAATAAAAACCATAAAAGCAATAAAGTTCTCATCCAAATTTTTTATTTTCCGTATAATTTCTGAAGGTTGGAATGAATGAGTGATTGAATTCGATGGGGGAGACATATTATTTACGCTAGACATACTTATTATAATATATTATTTTTATAAAATACAAGATATAAAAAATATAAGATATAAAAATACAAAAGATAAAAGATAAAAAACAAAAGATAAATAAAGAGAGAAAATAGTTTAAAATAAATACTTTATATACTATATATCTGTTAATAAATGGCAGGAGGATTATTAAATTTAGTAAGTGAAGGACAACAAAATGTTATTTTAAATGGAAATCCATCCAAGACTTTTTTCAAAACCTCTTATGCAAAATATACCAATTTTGGATTGCAAAAATTCCGTGTTGATTTTGAAGGTTCAAAAACGCTTCAAATGAACTCGGAATCCACGTTTACGTTCAAAATACCAAGATATGCAGATTTATTAATGGATTGTTATTTATCCGTAGCATTACCTCATATTTGGAGCCCGATTTTACCACCTGTAGAAATTATTGATTCCAACGGTGAAAAAGGAACAACCAATTGGGCACCCTATGAATTTCGTTGGATTGAATATATTGGGGCTTTAATGATTTCTAAAATCACGATTACTTGTGGAAATCAGACTCTACAAGAATTCTCCGGGGATTATTTACTTAATTTAGTGCGTCGTGATTTTAGTGCAGATAAAAAGGCGCTTTTTAATGAAATGATTGGACAAGTTCCGGAATTGGTCGATCCTGCAAATTCAGGGACAAGAGTGAATTCTTATCCGAATGCTTTTTTTACAGATAGTCCAGCGGGTCCAGAACCATCGATCCGTGGAAGAATATTGTATATACCTTTGAATGCTTGGTTTAATTTAAAATCGCAGATGGCATTTCCACTCATTTCATTACAATATAATGAACTTCATATTCATGTTACAATGCGTCCGGTCAACGAACTTTTCCAAATACGTGATGTCTATGATCAATATAATCAATATCCTTATGTAGCACCGAACTTTAATCTCTTTTATATGCAATTTTATCGTTTTTTACAACCGCCTCCTGATGTTGAGATTGGGATTAATTCTTATCTAGACATACGTACTCTTTGGAATGCGGATATTCATTTAAATTGTACTTATTGTTTTTTGTCCAACGACGAGTCTCAATTGTTTGCTAAAAATGAACAAAAGTATTTATTTAAACAAGTGCATGAAAAAATCTTTTATAATGTCACCGGAGCAAATAAAATTGAACTTGATTCCGTAGGTATGATTTCAGATTGGATGTTTTATTTACAACGTAGTGATGCGAATTTAAGAAATGAATGGTCGAATTATACGAACTGGCCATATAAATATATTCCTCATGATCTTATTCCTGGTCCCACACAAAATGAGGTACCTATTTTAGGAACCTATATTGGTCCTGGGGTCAATCCAGACGGAAGTTTAACCGGTTATTTTATCACAGGGCTTTATACCGAATCCAATCAAAAAGATATTTTAGTTGCTTTAGGAATTCTATTTGATGGTCAATATCGAGAGAATATTCAACCTGCTGGAATATTTAATTATATCGAAAAATACACAAGAACTTCAGGGAATGCACCCGATGGATTATACTGCTACAATTTCTGTTTAGATACCAATCCATTCAATTTACAACCTTCTGGAGCGATTAATATGAGCCGTTTCAGTAACATCGAATTGGAATTCACCACGATCATCCCTGCATTAGATCCTTTAGCACAAAGTTTAACTATTTGTGATCCTGAAACGGGTAATATCATTGGAATTAATAAACCGACTTGGAGAATTTACGAGTATAATTACAACTTTATTTTATTCGAAGAGAGAATAAATATGATTAATTTTGTTGGAGGAAATTGTGGATTGATGTATGCTACTTAATCGTTTTTTATTATACTTTTTCGTTTTGGCATCTTTTCGATTGGTTCGATTGGATAATTTTTTTATAAAATTGATTTATAAAAAAATAAATTTAAATACTTACACAAATAACGCCTCAATATTATTAAATGAACGAAAAAGGTGGAAATTGTTCTATTTTTGGAAAAAAATATGAATTAGAAGTCTATCATACAATTAAAACGTGTAAATTAAATGGAAAGGATTTCAATACTCAACTAGAAGATGAGTTAGGAGGTTGTTCTTCTAAAAATGATATTGAATGTAATATGATTAATGAAAAAGATATACCAATTGAAATAAAAAAATCAAAAACTCCTGATTGGATGCAGCTCTCTCTAAAATACGATGAAATAAATAAAAAATGGATTGGCAGTTCAAAAAATAAAATACCAGAAAGATCAAAAGAAATATTTGAAAACCTTATCTCGAAAATTATATTATTTAATGGAAAGATACCTCCTTTTATGATAAATAATATAACACATGATGAATGGATAAAAATAAAAAAGGAAACGAATGATTTTAACGATACTTATATCAATTGTCCGAATGATACGATAAATAAATTATATACTGAAAAAGGATGTATATATATACAAATTTCTGACAAAGGGCTATATCATTTAGGCAGTGACCTATGTGATTTTAAAGTTCCTGAATTTATATGCGACCAACAATTAAGAGTAAGAACTAAAATACATACCAGAAAAAATAATAACGGGTTTTGTAAATTATCAGTTACCATTGCTTGTCAACCAAAAAATATAAAAAAATTAATACCTAGTGAATATAGTTTGGATGATAAAATGAAATTACCAAATAATTTGGTTTTTACATTATGTTGAAATAACAAATTACTTGGACAAATTACTTGGAAATAATTATAATTTCAGATGATAATTTAGACGTATTCATTCCATACTTCCAATTCACATCTATTATTAGATAGTCTTGATACATATTTCTAATATACTCGCAATTGTTATAGGTAATTATCCAATTTTTTCTTGTATTTAATAAATCAAATAATAATACATGATTAAAACTTTCATGCATATCTCCATTATTTCCGTATAGTTTTGATTTTTTTTCTAAATAATAAGGAGGGTCTAAAAACATCAATGTTTTGTCATGTGTAAAATTATTTATAAAATCATAAAAATCATTATTATAAATCTCAATATTCGTAAAATCTAATAATTCTATTTTATTTATGGACGATAAAGTAAATCTTTTACTGCTTGCTTCTTGTGAAAATCCACCTGATAATGTTGAACCACTAAAAGAACATCTATTTATAACAAAATATTGGATTGATTGTTGTAATGTATTATGATTTAAATCCATGATCGTATTCCTATAATTCATAAATTGTTCTTTTGAAACAGAGTTAATCTTTCTTAATTCTTCGCATAATACAATTTTATTTGTTTTTACTTGTTTCCAAAAATTATATAATGGTGTAAATTTATCATTTACTATTAATTTTAAATGATATTTATTTTGTAAGTAAAATTCAAAGGACCCTCCTCCAAAGAAGGGAGAAACAATTGTATCGAAATATTTTATATCAAAATATTGTAATATAATTTCATCAATTATCTTACATGCTCTTGTTTTTCCTCCTGGATATCTTAACGGTGATTTATTGTTGGTAGTTACACTTTTACAAACATGATTAGTTTCATTACTTATCATATTTTTAACATTCATTCCTTTCTATTGTATATTCTTATCTTTGTTATTATCGTATTCTTTTTTTAAATTTGTTTAAAATCAATTTTATCGAATATTATATCTTTAACAAATACAAATACAAATACATATATTTAGAGAGAAGGTAATGGAGCCAAACATAATTTTATTTCACCCAAACTAGCTACATTATATTTTACAACCAATGGCAAATCATTCTCTAAGTAAATTTCAATTTGATCACATAAATTTGTACATTTAATAAAATACCCCAAATTCTTCAAGGAAAATTCACCTTGAATAATTTTAGACGAATCTTGTTTCAAAATAAATTCCATACTTCCATCGGCTTCGGTTCTATGAATTTCTGCCGACGCAAATTGACCAGAGCATTTAAAAATCAATTCATTACCGACCGATTTTATCTCCAATTTATCAGAAATACACGATAAATCTCGAATGATCTTTTGGAAATCGTTGGATGGTAAATTAATTACGGAAGAAAAGGTTACATCAGGATATTCTAATTCTTCGGGTTCAGGTTCAATCAAACGTAATTTCTGTGTTTTAAATTGTTTAATTTCTCCATTTTCAAATTTTAAAGCTAAATGCGAAACAATTCCATCCGCATAATCGCCGTTTTCAATATAAATGGTTAACGTATCATTATTATCAATGGAATTTATCAGTTTGAATAAATGAAACATATTTACCCCAATAATGATTTTTTCTTTTTTACATTCATAAAACTCGAAATTCTGTGCTTCTAAAAAAAGATGAGCTAAAATCGTATGTGATTTATCCATATTAATAATCCGAATTCCATCTGGACAAAAACTAATATTTGTTTCTAATAAAATATCTTTTAATGCAGTCATGAGAGTTCGAAAAGGTGAAATTTGAACAGTTTTAATCGTTAATACGTTTCCTGAAACTGTATTCAGTGGTTCAAAATCCGCGTTCATATTCATTTTTATTCTTTATAAATATGTTTCTCTAATCTTTAAATCCTTATGTTTTAAAAATAAATAATAATAAAAAATTAATTTTTTGTTTTAGTAATTTAATTTTAGAACAAGGCGTTTTTTATATTTTTTATACATAAAAAACATAAAAAAATACAAACAAACACCATTTAGTAAAAACAAAAATTGTATTATTTATGCAGCGTTACCTGCAACAAATTGTAAATCTACCCCGGATGTTTGATGAATACCACTAATAGGAGAAGGAGATAAAGCATAATTCACACCGGATCCACCTCTCATTTTCTTGGATTTACCTTTAAAAAGTTTTACAGCACCAAAGGTACCTTTTTTGGTTCCATATCCAGCTTTTATTAAACGCTTCTCCTTTTTGGCAGTAGCATGTTTGGCTTTGGAAACAATACGTCCAGATTTATTCTTCAATAAATCCTTTTTTGTTAGACCTCCTGAAGTTTTACGTGCGGTTCCGTGCCAAACTTCTGCACGGGACCCAACCACTCTATTGTAAACGGATCCTTTGACCATTACTTTACCTTTACCGTGTTTCGTATAATGTTTCATTTATATATTTATGTAAAGAAAATATTAAAAGAACGAGGGAAATTATTAAGAAGAATAAATAGGAATGGAATAAATTTTCTCTCTATTTGATGAATGAAATAGAGAGAAAACAATAAAATTATTTAAAATTACTTAAAGGTCTTCCACTCCCTCCAGGTTGTCCAGGTGTTTTTCCTAAATAATTCACTTGAACTGGTTCATTTAAATAAAAATTACCAAAATGGGTTCTTCCACCTAAAGTAGAAGAAATCACTTGAGCAATCCGCCTATTTCCTGAAATATTGGAATACGTGGAATTTGAGTTGAATGAAGTATTTGTATAATTTTCAATTCCGCAACTAAATTTAGGACATGTTTGAAAGTTTTCTGGATTACGATATAAAAATAATTTTGATGAATTCGATTTTTTTCCTGGAGTAAATTGTTGATAAGATCTCATACATATATATAGTTTTTTAATATTTAGACGGTTTAACATTCACGCTTTTATACTTTTATATTGATTATCATAAATAAACGTGTATTTGTATAAGGATATGAAAGCCATATTCGTGACAGGATGTGTAATAAATTCATATTTTTATAATG